GATCAAGTACGTTTTTAGATCTTCTTGTTACTAACATATGTTTTTGTTGTAAGATCTGAATACCATAGTTGATCGAATCCTTACCTTTTTCAACAGGTTTAACCTTGAAACCAAATCTCTTTAACTCGTGGATTGATTTAGGTTCAGCAGAGTCGGCAAATACCTCTTCAGTAATCTTGTTCTGTTTCATTATATTTGCCAGTTCGGAGTTTAATAACCCTGTTTGATATACAACCTCATCAACTATAATATCTTCGTTGTATTTGTATAAGGCTATGAGTGCTGCCGGATCCTGACTGTAACCAAAATCTAAACCATATCCTAACAAACTGGCTTCTTCTGGTATTGTATCTATGATTTCGTAATCGGTAAAGATTGTTCCTTCTATCTGTCCTGTCTCACCCAAACCATATACTTTCCACCAATTTTCCCAATAGGTAGATGTCTTGGCTTTTTCTTTATTTTGTTCCAACATCTTAATAACCTCATCAGGGAGTGCTTCATTATCTTTGTATGTTAGAATGATAAAATCTGTATTGGGTTGTCCTATCACCTCTGTATTGACCCAAAACTTTATTGAGGGGTTGTAGTCAAGGTATATATCCCCACTTGTTCTAATTGCTAATTGAAGGTAAGCATCGTAGGTTATATTATTTGATTCATTAACGTAGAGTACTGATCTTCGGGCACCCCTTAATTTTTCTTCTGAATCACAACTAAAGAACTCTATGTATGATCCATTACTAAACTCGTATCGTAATAAGGTTTTATTATAGTTGGAGGGAATATATCTACCTGTCTCCTTCATTATTTTCAAGAAGTCCTTTAGGGCGCCTCTCCTGATCGCTGGTATTGTTTCTGCTACAACGGATACTTCAAGTCCAGGTTCTTTAATACAACGATCAATAAGTAAGATTAGGATTGCTATTGTCTTACCTGCTGATGTTCCACCCTGTATTACTTTAATTCTATTGGTGAGCGATCTAATCTTTTTTAATGCTGTCGTTTGTCTGTAACTCATTATTCATCATCAGGTAGTAATGGTTGTTCTGTGATCGTTATTTCCGTCTGTTGTTTATCTGTATATTGATAATGATTTTTCAATACAAAAATAGACATAGTTGGGTTTAATGAATGTTTTAGTGTTCCATCTACCAATTTATTTTCTTGGATTTTCTTTGCCTTTTTAATAAGTTCGGCAAACTTGGGATATTTGTCTCTCATTTCCCCAATTAGTTGGGGGTATAGATCTTTAACTTCATATAAAAATCTTTCAAACCAAACATTATCTTCATCGGCTTTTAACCATTCAATTAGTTCTTCACCAAGTTGTAAAACTTTTTCTTCAGTCCATATTACAGGTCTTCCACCAGGATTTTTCTTTTTAGCCATTTTTTAACATTTCAAACTCGTTTATGATTTCATCATCATACTTAAACCATTCTCTATGGTTTTGTTTTTTTCTTACAGGGACATTAAGATGACTAAACTTTTTATGTAATGTAGTTTCTAAATAAGAATGATTTGGTATTTCATAAATTATTTCTATATCGTCCAAACCCATATCTTTTTCAATACCCCTAACTCTTTGATCCATATTTTTAGTTTTACCTATTTTATACAGATCTAATGTTTTAGAATACAACAAATATAAAAAATCAGAATAATAAATATTTAGATAATAATTAGCAGAACTTATCAACCTCAAAGAATATTTATATTCTTCTAAACTTCTTTGTGAAACTATTTCTAATCTTTTTTTAATATCAGGTTCATCAAATCTCAATACTCGTTCAAGTTCTTGAACACACTTATCAAACTTTAACTTTGCCTTGTGTTTCGCTGATAAACTCATTTCAATAATTCTCTATACTCTTCGTATGCGTTTATTCTTGTTTCAGCAATATTGAAGTAATCCTCGTCCATTTCCATTCCTATGAACTTAAACCCTTCTAATTGTGCTGCTATACCTGTTGATCCACTACCCATAAAACAATCCATTACAACCCCGTTTTTAGGTGTAACCAATCTAATCAAATATGTTAGTAAGTTAATTGGTTTTACTGTTGGGTGAGTATTTTTACCAACTTCTTTTCTTTCATTTCCACTACCGGTTAATTTCATACCCCCATTCCATTTCCTTGTAGATTTTTCATCACCCGTCAATCCTCTATCTCTTTCCTTCTTGGATACTTTTGGAACATAGAAGAACCTTGATGCTCCACCAGTATCACTATAATGAACTCCACTTTTAATATTTTTAGTTAATTTAGTTTGGTTATTTTGATTGGGTGCATCATCAAAATCATATTCTACCGGACCAACTGATTTACTAACTCCACTTTGTTGATTTAGAATATAACAAGGACACATAGGATTTGTGTGTATGTCGCCTTTGTCGTTATAGTTATTAGGTGCTTCCGCTTTACTACCTTTCATAAAATCAACACTTCTATCACCTTCTAATTCTTTATTATTATATACTTTACCTTTGTATAAAAATGGTTCACCTTTCTTACCTCTAATAACATCGTCACAAATACATTCAAGTATTACATTAGCAGGAAATCTACCTTCGTGTGTAGAAGGTTCATATCCATCTTGTGCCACAAAACCTTTATCACCATAACCATTTGTTGTTATAGTTTCACTACCAATTCTACTAGCATCAATATTCAATCCACCAGTTCCCCACTTCAATACATTCTCCGCTACTGATTTTTCACTTAAAGGTTTTCTTGCCAAACAGATTGGTTCTACAGCGGGTTTGATCGCTGTTCCCCACCCTTCCCAATCACTATTACCTTTGGTTACTGGTGCTTCCCACCCTTGTTTGTATCCATATTCGTGGGATATTTCTTTTGCTGCTGCACCTACTTCTCTATGATTATTTGGATTTCTTTTTGCTCCATCTAAACTAAAGTCAGCCTTTGTTCCTAATACCTCTCGTTTATTACCTTGTATCTTATCAATCGCTTTACCGATATTATGTGATTTCGGGAATCCTGACCCATACAGCCACATGATTTGATCCCTGATCTCAAAACCAGCATCTTCAATATTCACAGCCATTCTGTGATATGTTCTTGTTCCACCAAATGATAATACGTGTCCTCCTGGTTTTAATACTCTATAAACCTCACTCCAAAACTCTACGGTTGGAACCTCTGCGTCCCACTCTTTTCCCATAAATCCTTTTGATGCTCTTTGGAATGCTCCATCACTTCCGTATTGTGCTGGTGCTGATCCTTCTTTACCAAATCGTTTTTTAATTGATGTAAGAGCGTATGGCGGATCAGTCACTATACTATCCACACTATTATCAGGTAATTCCTTTAGGGACTGCATATTGTCCCCCAACATTAGTTTAATTCTTTCTTCCATTACGATTTGTTCTGTCTTTTTCTTTTACATTTATCACACCCTACTTTTTCTGCTTCAACCTCATCTACATCAGGTGCTGCTTCTAATGGGATCATTTCATCCATTAGTGTTTCTTCTACTACTTTTGGTAATTGTTCTATTACTTGAACTTGGGATAGGTAATACTCTAACATTCTTTGTCCGTGCTTGAGTTGTTGAACGCATCTATGGCATACGGAGTATCTTGGGTTGATGTATAGTTTAATTGCTGACTCCAATTCACGAGCATCAGGTGTCGTGATTTTTTTAAGTGTTGCCAAATAATTTAGGCGATTGTATAAGGATTGGGTAATCATCATATTTTATCTTGTTTGTTTAATAAATATATGATGATCCGGTTTTGTTGTGAAGCATACAAAAAAAGGTGGAGTTTCCCCCACCTATCTTCATTAAAATTATTAAGGTTTTCTACCAAACACTAATTGATCTATCTTCTCAAATCGTTCTGTTAGTGCTTTGGAGTATCCGTTCTCTACAAAGTCGTTTAGAACTGTTGTGATTTGGATTATCTCTACCATAGTTAAACATTCTCCGCAAGAGTTCATATACTCTACTACAAGTTTAAGGTTTGATTGTGTTGCGATTTGTCTTTCTTTTGATTGTGCCATCTTGTCTTTTATTTATTTAGTTATTGATTAAATCCCATTCTAATATTTCACGATACTCTTTTTCCATCATAGAGGTTTCGTATTGTTCCAAGTCCTTGAAGTATTGTGGGGCTTGTTGTAAAAACCCTTGTTCCTTCTCTTCTTCTTGTTGTATAAACAATTCCCACATACGATATTCGTATTCATTTTTCAGTTGTTGATAATACAACTCATCTTCCATAAAGTTTTCTAAAATACACATAATTTCTTGTTGTTTTT